AATAAAAATAAATTAGCAACAAGATTTAATTGTAATGAAGTTAGTATTATCTAATTATGAAAAACATCTGAAGCAATTTTTTCTAAGTCTTCTGATAAAGAAGTAAAGTTAGTATCACATTCTTTTAACAAAGCTTTAATCACACCAGCATTTTCTTTTTTAAAATGAGTTGTTATTTTATCCATAGGATACTTAGACAATTCAGTTATAAACTGTCCTTGATTATTAATAAGTAATTTGAAACTCATAAGATGAGCTTCTTTTCTTCTTACTCTTTTCTTTTGTTTAATTTTTCGATTGGTCTTCATGTTTCTTTCTCAGTAAATCAACAAGGAAATCATCATCTCCTTTTTCAGAACTTAATTTAGTTAATGGTTCTTGTCCATCAACATAAGTTTCTATTGTTTTAATTCGTACTGGATTAACCATGAATACAGGAAACCTTTTATTATCTAGAGACTTAACCATAAAGAAACCATCTTCAGCTAATCCAAAAGTTTCTATATTTTTAATATCAATATCATCTGAACCAACTAAACAAATTCTTAAATTATATTTACCTGCTTTAGCTTCAACAGGTTTACCATTCATACCTACTATTTTATTCATATCTCTGTCCTTACTATATGTTTTCTTACTGCTCTAACTAATTCTTCTATCTTATCTATACAACTAATTAAATCTTTATCAGTAATGTAATGTTGTTTTTCTTTTAACTTATCATATTCTTTTAATGAAATAGTGACAGTACTTTGTTCATTTTCATATGTAGCATCTACATCTCTATCTTCAATGTTTGTCATTAGATACTTTCATCTAAATAAGTTTTGCTAGTAAACGATTCACCAATAGGTTCTTCTCTCTTAACAGGTTGTGGTTTATATCCTATCTCTCCTGTCTGATAATCGTCATCAACTAAACTATCAACACTCTCTGTATAAAATTCATTTAACTTATCATTGTTTTTTTTAATTTTCATTTTAACATGGTCTTTTAATTCATCAACTTTAACAAATAATATTTTATCTATTTGTTGATGTATACCATACATATTTAAATCGTTTAATGCAGCAATAAGTCTGCGAAAACCTTTTGCTCTTTTCTCTAACTGTTGTATTTGTGCTTCAGATAAACTCATGAGTAATCCCTTTCAAGTATCATTTCAAGATAGTGAATAGCTTTTTCAATATCTTTTTGTTTGCCTTTTGATTTATGTCTACAGATATATTTAATAGCATTACCTTCTGCAAACTCTAAATTATTTTCATTAATAAAATGAGCAGGTTGTATTTTCATTTTAGAATAATGATTCCCACCTACCTGCTTTTCTAATGAATCATAAGTACTACCTTTAAACATATCTTTATATGTCATTATAGTGGTCCTTGTTCTATCATTTTTTGTCTTCTTAATTGTTGTTCAGTTGGTTGCAACATATCATTTAAATCATCTATTGTCAACTCTGGGTTGCGTTTTAATTTTTTAACTATCCATTTATAAGACCAAGGTTGTAGTCTAAATGTATTACCACTATAGTAATGAGTTTGTTCAGGCATAAAAGCAAATACATTTTTATAATTAATTTTACTAGCTTCTTCTTTAGTCATTAAAGTATGCAACCAAGCTACTAAGATATGTCTAGCTTTTCTTCTTATTGGTTTCATTTGTTTACTGTTCATTTCTTTTTCTCCAATACTTTAAAAACTTTTTATCTTCAAAATATTTAGCAATCCTATCAGGTGATACTTGTTCTGATACTATACAATCATATATATTTTTATAATCTTTTTCTTTTATTTTCATTTAATTTCCTTTTTATTGTGGAAAACTTCATACTAAGTATCACACTCATCACAGTTATACATACTTACAATAGTATGTTTTGATTCTGGATAAGTATCTTCTGTATCAAAGTCATTATTCCATCTTACTTCTGCATTACAATAAAAACATTTCATTTTTTATAACCTATACTATTTCTATTTTTATATAACTTTTGCCATGACCAAACATTTATTTTACTAGACCAATGATATATAAATAAAAGTATTCGTTTCATTTTTTTAACTTTATTAATTTAAAATTATTTTCTCTATCAAAATATCTATATGACATTCTTACTGGCATAAATTTATAAACATAATCAAACACAATCGTTTCATCTAATTCTTTACAACTATAAACATCAAGCTGTACTAATGCTGGATTGTTTTCATCCCATGAGTGTAAAGTAATATGGGATGTTTCTATTATAGTCACACAAGTTAAACCTCTATTACCTTTAACTTCACAATACTTTGCATATGGACCAGCAAGTATCTTCATATCTATATCTTTAATTAAACTCTTAGTCCACTTCTTCATCATCTTTAAATCTTTAGGTGGTTCTAAGACTTCTGCTCTTACTAATAAATGTTTATGCTTAAGTTCTTTTTCCATAATTTTTTAATTGGTCTTCGTATTCATATGTTATCTCTTCTACTAAAGGTTGTTTAACTACATCAGCTAACATAACATTCTTATTAGAATACTTAAATACTCTTAAACCTTTACCATTGTTTGTATCAGAATGACATTCCCATTTATGTGGACAGAACATACATCCTGTAGCTAAAGTTTTATTACCATTCTTTTCTGTTTTAAATTCATAACATTTTTCTGGAGGTGTATCTTTTTCTAATGTACTTCTTAAATTTTTAATTAAAGATTTAACATTAGGTTTAGCCATGTCTTCAGGTTTATAAAAACATATGTCACCACTAGATTTATCAACAACTAGAAAGCCACCTTCTTTAGTACCATTAGCTGTTTCATATCCTGATAACTGGGCATGATAACCAAATGGGTCATCACCTACTATCTCACCTGATTGAAATTTTTTAAAACTAAATGATGAAGCTGATTTAACATCACATATTTCACCATCAATCTTACTATCTATATGACCAGAGATACCATCTATCTCTACTTTTTTTTGTTGGTCTTCTATTTTATGTCCAGATAATTCTGCTAAATATAAAATCAAATGTTCAATAATATGTCCATATAAAAATTTTAAATTTAATCCTGCGTCTTCATCTTTTCTATCTTTAGGACTATGCTTATCATACCATAGTTGTCTAGCAGGTTTACCTATGACTGACATTCTAAGTTGTCCTTCTTTATCTGTCTTAACTGGTGGAGTATTCCAAGCTAACATAGCTTCTTTAATATTATTTAAGAAGACATTCATATTTTCTTCTGTCATGTTAGCAGGTTTACCATTAGATATATTAGCTATCAGATGTTTAATATCTGTTGCTAAAGTACTAATGTGTTTCTGACCAGTTGTTTCCAATTTTATATTTTCCATTTAGTGGACACCTTACATTTAATTGTTTACCTGCATCTACAATAGATTGTACTGCTAATCTTCCAAACTCGTCTGCTCTTTTCTCTTCGACTTCGTATTGAAATTCATCATGTACATTCACTACTGGGAATGCTTTGATTTGTTTTATCTTAACATATTCATCTAGCAATGTCAACGCATACTTCATAACTGTTGCACCTGCTCCTTGTAATAAAGTATTTAAAGCTGCGTGTGGATACCTTATTATTATTTTTCTTTGGTCGAGTCCTCTGACCCATCTTCTTTGTGCAATTCGTTCCACCTTTTCTCGAAGGTGTCTAAGACTTGGTGTAGCTCTAAGAAATTTCTCTTTAATTCTTTCACCATCTCTTTCCGAACCTCCAATGATACTTCCGATTTTTTTTGAACCTGCTCCATAGATGAATGCATATATAAAAGTTTTGCTTTCATCTCTTGACCCCAAACCAGCAGCAACTTGATTTGTAGTGTGTATATCTCCATTAACGACTTCATGTGTATAATCCTTATCATTCATGTAGTGTGCCAACATCCTTAACTCAAGTCCAGATGCATCGACACCTACTAATTTATTACCTTTGTTTACTGTCCATAATGCCCTACATTCTTTACCATATGGAGAGTACACAGCAGGAATTTGAGCCATGTTGGGCGACTGATGGCTCATCCTCCCTGTAATTGTACCATTGGTTATTACTTTGCCATGTACTCTACCATCTTCCTTAATAGCTTCTATCCAAGAACTGACTTGAGCAATTCTTTTTTGTAGCATTAAGTATCTGTTTATTAATTTAGCTTCAGGAATATTATGTATCTCAGATAATACTTTCTCATCAACAATGATATGTCCTTTATCAGTTTTCTTTTTTGGTTTCCATCCAAGCATAACTAATCGTTCAGCTATCTGTTGCCTTGAACCTAAATTAAATTCTTTGTATTTAACTTTAGTAAAGGGTACTCCCTTTACATAACCTCTTGCTTTGTTATTAGACTTAGGTATAAACTCTGTCTCTATTTTTAATGGAGGAAAAGTTTGTCTTACCTTGGTTGTTAAATCATTCATGTCTTCTTGAAACTTACATTGTAATTCATAAGCATCAATAACATTTATTTTAAATCCTTTGTCATGTTGTCTTTGAATTATCTCTGCAACTTTATGTTCTAACTCTATTGATTGTCCAAAGTCTTTTGTCTTATTACTTAAAAATTTATAAAGTCTTTCAGTTAATTCAACATCATTCCTACAATAAGTTAACATCTCTTCAGTAAAGAAATCAAATTGTTCGAAGTGAATTTTATTATGTCCTAACTTAGTACCCCAATTTTTTAATGAGTGTCCACCTTCTATCATAGGATTTAATAATCTAGATAATATTAATGTATCTGTCTTCTTACAATTAGCAAACAAATCATAACCAAAAATTTTATTAACTACTGGTATATCAAATCCAATTATGTTATGACCTATTACTTCTTCAGTTTGTTTTATAAACTCTTCAAACCTATGTAAATTATTTTCTCTAAACTGATAGTAAGTGTCATTGTGTTTACAAACAATACACCATATCTTATCAGCAGTCATGGTTGTTTCTATATCAAATATAACTTTATTAAAAGTCATCTGACTTTACCTCATTAAGTCTACCAGTATCAATGTCATATTTTAAATCACAACATGGACCAGTTATACCTGAGAATCTATTCTTAAGTACTCTTATCCTAGTGGTGTTCCTTATATCAGGGTCATCGTTCTGTGCGTCTCTCTCAAGCCCAATAACCATATCACTTAGCTGTCCTATACTAGCTGAACCTCTTAATTGTGATAGTGATGTTGCTGCACCTTCCTCATGTCCTTTACCATCTGGTCTTCTTAAGTGAGATACAACTATCATAGATACTCCTGTCTCTTGAACAAGTGTTCTAAGTCTAGTCATAATTTCATCTAATGCTCTTCT